CCTCCTTGCATATCTCTTAACCGTTCTATCTTTAGCCCTTCTAATTTCGGGTGTTAAATTCTTCTTGAATACAAGAATACCCCGTCTGCCAGCTATTGCGCCAGCTTCCTCAACAAAATCACCCTTACCTCTTGTTGTTCCTGTTCCCTTGTCTACCTTACGACCAAACGCCAACAAAGCAGCGTAAGCGTAAGGAGGCCAAAATCTTTTCCCAACGGGTAAATCCTTACCAACTACCTTTACACTAGCACCCCCTAACGAGGTTTTTCTACCACCTCTATTGCTAAACCTAACCGACTTTATGCTTTTTCTAATGTACTTAGCCCTAGAAAACCCGTCATCAGAATGTTTATAATTTGTGGTAATGTCAACTAATTGCTTTGCTCTTGCGGCTATAACCTTACCACCTTTTTGAGCAGCACTAGAAACGGCTATCCTCCTAATGTTATTAGGTAGTTCGTCAAGGATTTTGGCTATTGCCCTATCACCTATTACTAACGAGTTTGCCATTCTTTTCTTCCTTGGTTAGCTTCCTAACTTTAGCTAATTTCTTCTCACCCCTAAAGTCCCCTTCCAACTTAAATAAATCTTCTGGCTTCTTAATCTCTTTAGAGTGTGGTGCTATAGAATAATATCCTAGCAAACGGGTTCTTTTCCATTCGCTTAAATCCTTCTCCTGGTAGCCTTTAAAAGCACTTGCCAATTCATCTAAACTAGCATAGTCATAATCTCGGATAGACCAATTTAATAAGCCAAGAGCTATCTCGTCAATTCTATCCCAACTGACAGGCTCACCACTCTCAGCTACTTCTTTTTTCCGCTAATAACCTCCGCTATAGATTCTATTTCGGACATCTCAATTTCGTCACCTATAGACTCCCAATGAATAAAAGGAGACTCCGACCCTGAAGCCTTATGCCCCCCTTTCACACCATAGAATAATGTCACAAGTAATGAGTCTAAATCAGCTAACTCCTTTCCTTCTATCTCTGCTTGAAACTCTTTAGCTGCGTTGATTGTAAGTTTAAAAGGATGCTCTGTCCCGTTAATTGTGATTTTCTTCATATTAGGTAGCGTCATCGTTTTGGGTGATAACTCCCGTAACTTCGATTGTTCCTGAATAAGAAACCATCTCATCTAGGTTGCCAGAATAATCAATAGCCGTGACGTAACCGCTTCCCGTAAATTGGGTTGCTGTTCCTGTAGTAGCGTCAAACTTCCACGAAATTGCCGTGTCTGCTATAAAGTCTGCTACCGTTTCCTCAAATCCCTCCGTTGCCGCAGGGTCTACGAGTGCTGTAAAACTTAAAGTACCTGATTTTGTACCTACTTGTATTTCGCGCCAACCACCTGAATCTTTGGTAGTTGCGTCAATCACAGTTTTGGTCATGTTCAACGAGCATTCTTGCAAATCCTCGATTGCTACATTCGCATTACTGATCTTCAGATTTGTTCCTAAGATTGTTGCCATGCTCTATTTTTATTTCTTTATATTCAATAATTACTTTCTTCTTCTTTAACGTACTTAATAGCGTTCCTGTTATATGATACACACGACCCTTTAAAAACACACCACCTCGGTTTGATCTTGGGTCTTTGAAATTCTTGTTAAATGTTACATTCATTTTCTTATGATCATTGTGTAAACTTGCTCGTAGGTGTAGATGTCTCTATTTTCTATCAAGGCTGGAAATGAACTCTGATCCTGAATCGTACAGTCTAATACCGTTTGTGTCTCGCTGGAATCCGTGTCTACAGTTAATACGCCTGAGTATCTATCTAAGGCTGCCTTGCCTAAAAGGGCTAAGTTCCTTGTGTCTTGCATATTAGCGGCATAGTAAGAGACTTGGACTGTTTCATAGTCAACATTCTCGTTACCGTCTTTGGTATGTGTAAATGAGATTCCTTCTTGGGCTAATATAACATAAGGTAAGGTCTGACCCTGTTTGGCATCTCCGTAGAATATCCTGTTAACATTACCTAACCCTGTAATGAAAGCTGAATTATCTGCCAATATTTTCCTTGCCGCTATCAATCTCGTCTCTCGGTGTGAAGTAAAGTATTATTCTTTCTCGTACCCAAAGTGATACGAGAAATATACCAGTAAAAAGTGCCATCGTAGATTCTCATTTTCTCATCTATAGAGGTTATGTACCTGACCATGAACGTCTTACGGCTAGTGGCTGTCTCTCGCATTGCTTCCTCATCTTCGTTTTGCTGATTGGAAGAAACGGGATCAATAGCTTTAGCCCAAATCGTTGTATGTGTAGCCCAAGCGGAGGTATAAATTTCACCTATTCCGTTGGTTAATTCAGTCTGAGACTGTACGGTTATCCTAACGTCTAGGTTGCCAATATTTAGCGTTCCCTGAAGCATTACCTAAGTTTGTATTGGTCTAATAAAGCATGAGCAGCAAACGGTACTGCTCTCGGCACTGTACCTACCATGACTTCTTGACGGTTTTCAAACCAACTGCCTATCATTATTTTAATAGCCTGGTTGATAGCTTCAGGCACATCGGCTTCGGTTGCTCCGTATCCTGTGATAAATGTAATTACAACGGCTTCAGGCCAATCCGTATTAACTGAAGGCCAGCTATCTATAGGTCTAATAATTCTACCTGAAACGTTATAAAGCGTAGATGAAACCGTAGTTAAAACATCTGAGTCGTTGTAGTATTCAACTGTGGTAACAGATATAACCTCGCCTCGTTCTAGCTCAATATCCCATGAAAAGTTCTCTAGGTAAGCTACCCATGTTTGACTAATAAAAGATCGCTCGCAGTAGTTTTCACAATACGTCCTAGCTGCTGTTATTAAAGTGCCAATATAAGTATCTTGGTCAGAAGCGTCTACCTTTAAATGGTCTTTAGCTTCTGTTACACTTATAGGCTCACTGGCTGCATCTGTAGTTCTCTGATAGCGCATTGTTCCTTTTTCGTCAACCCCTCTAATAATTGATTAAGGCCATAATCCTGACCAATATTTTTGTTAAACTTCCAAATGTTTACATCCGATTTAATGTCCATTGCTAATGGCTCGTCTGTTAGTATTCTCTCGGCCTTTACACCGTGAAAGCTATACACCCATTCAGAGTGGTTATCCATTCCGCTATTGGCTTTATCGTCCCATAACTTATTAGTAACCCCTTTAATCTTTTTTACTAGCCCACATTTTGCTAATTCGTTAGCTGTGTCTACGGCTAGATTTTGTCTCACCCCTCTATTCATTACACCACTTGATGCTATAAATGAATCTAACGGTTCAACCTCTTGGCAAGTGCTTACTACTTTTAGTAAATCCTTGTGATACATTCTGCCAATACCAAATAAAGTCTTGGTAATGTAGTGCCTAACATTCCCTGTAGGACTATCGACAAATGCAAAATTTTGTAATCCAAAAAACGGTACTTTCCTTTCAATCGGATCACGGTAAATTTCTAGTAATTCATTCTTAACAACGTCATCCGAATTGATTTCCATTAAGTAGTCAAAGTCTCTTTTTAATGCCTCCTGTAAGCCAAAGTTCTTCTTTTCTCCTAACGGGTCATTCTTATAAAATACAGTATCAAATTTGTATTTCTTAGCTAACGACTCATCTTCCTTATTAGAACAGATAATCAAAGGAGTAATTTTATACCCCTTGACTTTCTGTAATCGGGTCAACCCCAAATAACATATCTCAGTTATTTGGGGTCTACACCAGACTGGTATAAGAACCAGTATTTTAACCATCTTAGGTTGCAGCTTGCAAATACTTAATTGCTGTAGAATCCGCAACAACTGAATCAAAACGTGAGAAACCAACCCAAGCAACCTGATCGAGTTCTGCGTAGCGTTCTTGAAGAACCTTCAACACAATTCCGTTGACTATTCTGATTTTGAACTTCTTCATGTCACCAAAAAGCATAACTTTTTCCCCTGTAGCCACAGCACTAGCCATGTCGTTGTTTATTAGATACTGGTGGCCTAATATAGTATCAGGTTGTCCAGCAGCAAACGAAGGTTGCCATAGTGGCTGTGAGTAATTAGAAGTAGAAGTATCTAGCTTCATTATGTCCTTTAGTATTCCGTCATGGAACATCCACCGACTATTGTTGTTTCTGTAGGCTTTATCCACAGAGAACATCAACTCAGTAATCTCAGCCTGAGTAACAGCCGTTTCAGAAGCGGCAGTATAACCAGAACTCGCACCTATAACAATACCTTCAGGCTGATTTGAACCCGTACCAGTAGTAAGATGAGTGTTAAAGATTCTACCCAATCTCTCACCAAGCTGCTCCGCAAGGAACGCTTCAAAATTAACCCCTGAATCCTGAATAAGTTCCGAATTAACTTTAATAAGGTCAGAAGTGTACTTATAAGCGTCTAGTTGCTTACGAGTAAACGTAAGGTCAGTAGTAGCAGAACTAGCATCACCAGCCTCCGTAAGCAAACGACCCGAATTGCCAGTATCATCATTCTGAGGTAGGTAAAATACATTACCACCGTTGGTTCGCATCACATCAAATGGAGATGTATCATTTGCAAATGGCCCAAAATGAGTCATGTACTTATAAATAGATGCCTCGGTATCAACTGGTATAGAATAACCACCAGCCCCTACGGTAGTACTTTGTGCCCTTGAACTAACATCAAGACCCTCTTTAAGGACAGCTTTTTCTTCAGGAGATAAACTATCCGCTCCCCTAAATTGCTTCTCAAAAACATCAGCGTACTTTGGTTTATCGGCTGATTTCTGTGCTTCCACAAATTCACCTTTACCATCTTCAAAACTAGCATTTATCTTTGCTAATTTCTCCATTCTTGAAATATCACCTGAGAACTTTTCAAAGTCATCAAATGCTTTATCAAATTGTAATTCTTGCTCGCCTGTTAGACCCGTCTCGGAATCTTCAGCGATCTTCAAGATTCCATCCATAGAGGACTTTACCTTGGCTCGTTCGTCATACAGATTTTGTATCTTGCTCATAATTGTGCCGTTAATTGTGCCAATAAAACTTTTTTCCTTTTTAAATCAATCCTACCCTCATTTTTATCCTCAACGTCATCGGGTAAGTTGTCAACGTCTCGGTTATCTTCAGTGCCTAATTTCTTCATAATATCACCTACAGTCATCTTCTCTAAATCAGAGTAAGAATACTTATGGTCAAATGCTTTCATCAAATATCCAATAGCATTATATGTGGAATTTCTGAAAGACTTCTTTAATGCTCTTGGGTTAGATGGAATGTTTACTATTGAGATTTCAAGTAATTCCTGACCATCAAAATAGTAGGTTTCATTCTCTGCTCCCCTGGCTTCATCTTTCTTGCCGTAAACACCTTTACCTATTTCAATGAACCCAACTGAAACCGTTCTTAAAAACCCGTCTCTAACATCCTCAAATACTTTGTCGGCTATCTCTGATCGACCCTCTGGTTTGAATGTAACCCTAACCATTAAGTTACCATCCTCCATGAATGTTTCACCCTTGCCTATAATATCATCAGGGGTAGCTTTCTGGCACATATCATCACCGTAAACATTGTGCTGATAGCCTATAATAGGGTTGTTATCGTAGTTGTCAAGCATCCAATTCTCTTGATTTACTACCGTCCTATGTCTGTCTTTTGTTGCTGTGGAAGCAATGAAAGTAGCTGTTCTAGCTTCAGCATCCACCATCTTTGTTACCCCTGCTATATTTCTATTTTCCGTTTCCATCTTCTTTGTCGTAAATCTTATCAAGTAAATCTATGTAGGTCATGTTAGACTGAATTAATAGCCTATCTCCACCATCCATAGGATTCATATTCTTTCTCTTTCTAATTTCATTGATCGTTTTCAATCCATTCTGAATAGACGTTCTATCCATTTCAGCTTGTGCCATTGCGTCCGCTCGTAAATAAGACTCCATGTCAAATTCACAATAAAAACCCTCGTCAATTTCAGTCTGCCTAAATAACTTAGTGTTTAACTCGTTTTCTAACTTGGCTACTATAGGTGCTAACGTATCCTGTAAGAAAGCGATACCCATATGCTCTATGTTTGAAAATGTAGAACCTTCAGATAAATCCGCTAATTTCCAAGGAGGAACACCAAACCACCTGGCAATTGCCTTTACATTAAACCCTCTTGTTTCAATGAACTGAGAATCATCAGGAGGGATTGTAATTGGTGTGTATTTCATTCCACCTCCTAATACAGCATCACCACCACTAGACTTGTGTTTCTTCCAAGATTCTCTAGCGTCTCTTAACTGTTCTGCATTTAGAACACCCTCAAATGAAAGTAATCCCTGTGGTTTTCCTCCGTCAGCAAAGAATTTATTACCGTATTTCTGTGTTGAAAACTCTAAGCCTATATCTTCCCTTGCGTTTTGGATGGGAGATTTACCTACAATTTCGTCACCTAGATTTGGAAGGTGAATGATTTCCTCTGAGGGGATTGATATTTCTGCCCCGTCTTTGTTGAATTTATAAAAAGCCTGTGTCTCATCTTCTGAAACAGCAACCCCTACCAAGTAAGATGGATGAATAGGAACTAGCCTATCTACATCACCATTCCTCTTACTATATTGCTTAACCCATATTCCGTTACCCCAAAGATTATAAGCCGTTAGAAAACGATCTAAGCCTACAGTCCAAGTAGTGTAACCGTTAAGCGTTCTGAATATCTTATTTAGGTAATGGTCTGGTCTTTCCTCTCTGCCTTTGTCTGTTTTTTGGAAAACTCTAACGGGCATTGAGAACACTGGATTTGTGATAGCTCTGTTACAAGCCCAAATAGCGGAAACCTTTAGTGAATTTAATTCCGTAACTGTTTCCCCTGAGTAAGTTTCTGATCCCCCGAATAAAGCCTCTGCCAAGGCAGTACCGTCTAGTTTTTGGGCTGGGTTTTCTAAATTATAGCCTCTCCAAGCGTACCTTAATCTGTCTAAAAAACTCAAATTTGTCGTTTTTAGATTAAACGACATGATATTATTTTGGTTATAACGTAAAAAAAGACCGTCTACCCCTAGACGGTCTTTGAACTAAAACTAACTATGAAAAA